ACCCAACAGATACGGCACAGACCAGCTCTACGTGTCCAGGAACTACAAGGATTTAGAGGAGATTAAAAAGGAGTACCCTAACCTGTTTGAGTCCACGGAAAAGGAACAAAAAGATTATATTAAATATGTTAAGAGAAGTAATCAATCCAAGAAGAGAGCTCTTGGGTATAGTCTGTATCTATCACAAGAGGATACATTAGTATCTCTTATAGGTAGCTCCTCCTACCCTAGTAGTTCACTCTCTATCAGCAGTAAGGATTGGCTCTTATTACACACTACATTTTCTGATAATAGGGTATTTCATCCATTCACCAACCTTAAGAAGAGTCAAAGGAATAAATTATTACCTTATGAGACCGACTTACACGCTTCTCAAGTAGTGTTTCTGAGTAATCTAATCAAGAGAGAAGCTGGAGTATCTGACTTCACCCGCAAGATAGACAACTTGTTAGCTTCAGGGAAGGACATTTATGAGTTTCTAGCTAAGAAAGAGGGAAAGACTAGACAAGAGATGAAAAGAGAGCTGTTTAAAACTCTTTTCGGCGTGAGAGATAGCTGGGTACAAAAAGATTCGGGGTATAAGAAGATGATGAAAAAGATAACCAATACACCAGAGTATAAAGAATACTATAACACCAATTATAATAGATTCTCAAAAACCCATAGTAAACTAACAGAGAAAGGAAAAAGAATTAAATTCAATAAACTCTATATGAGAACCTTACTAACAGCTATGGAATTAGAAGTAATAACAGACCTTGCAGAACAATGTAATCAACCCTTTGTTTCAATCCATGACTGCTTAGCATTTACATCCAAGCAGACACGTAATACAGTCCTTCTAACAGAATCAATCCAAGATAAGTATAACGTAAGGTTCACACACAAAGAAGCTGTTAAAACAACCTACAAAGCTTATGAGCCTGCTTATCTATCCTGCCCTGTTGATTTAGGGACTACCTTTCAGCCAAGCTTTTGTTTAAGTGAATAAAGAATCTCAAGAATCAAGAGTTCTAATTGAGTTCTTAATCTCATTTCTGCTAACATATTTAATCTTAGCAGTTCTAATGAGCTAAGTTGACTCTCTTTTATTTTTTTTTAGCTACCTGGGCTCAGCTATACTACATAACTATATGGAAAAGGAAAAAGAAATAAAAATCTGCTCTAATTGCCGTTGCCGCAAGCCTTTAATTGACTTTGAATCAAAAAAAAATAATAAAATCTTGGTTAAAACCTGTATTCGATGCAGAAATAAGGATTGGCAGACACAGGAATCACAAGGAATCTATATGCTTGTGTTTAAGGACAGTGGAATCTATGTTGGGAGCTCATCTAATCTCTGTCAAAGAAAGAATCAGCATTTCTACGAGCTTCGCAAGGGAACTCATACGAATCCTAATCTCCAACAGAGATATAATGAATCTGGTTTTCCTTTTTTTGTTTTTGTTAAATACGCAGAAACCTCACGCCTTCGATATGAGGAACAAAATTTAATTAATGCTCTTGGCAACACCCTGAATATCACCAGAGCTTTCGTACCCCATGACAATTGTAACACCAGAAGAGAAGCAGCTTGTTGATTTAGGATATCAACGCTATCAACACAGCTTAGAACAGTTCCAAAAGTATAGTCTCAACAATCTCTCAGATTGGGGAGCTCAAGTCTTGCAGGTTTACCTGGATGATGTTGCTAAAAAAATTAAATTTCTTTTACTCAACTCTGTACCTCACATAAATGGCTATGTTACACCAGAAGTTCTGGCTTTTATTGGATTATCAACAGTTGTTAACTATATTGAGCCAGATTCTAGTTTTTTTTCTTTATCTTATAAGATTGGAGCCCTGGTTGAAGTAGAACACAATGCTAAATTCATTGAGATGCCATCTTTTTGGAATAGAAAGAGGGTTATTAAGGAGCTTCGCAAAGCAAATAATTTTATTTCTTTTTCTAAAGCTGAGAAGACCAGGATAGGGCATATAGCTCTCATTGCTATACAAGAAGTTACTAATCTCATTGAAGTCTCTAAGATAAGAAAGAATAAGAGGACATATCGTGTTGTGTCTCCTACTAATAATTTTTTTAGATTTCAAGATGGTATCATCAGAAATGCTTGTTATCTATCTCCTGTAAAGAAGCCTCTTATTCATTTTCCTATTCCTATTGATGAACATCTTATTGGAGGCTATGCATTTGATGTGATGTCTAAGAGTCCCATTCTGCTAAAGCCTCCAGCAAGACAGCTAAGGACACTAAGAAGAGAAGGTAATATAAAAAAAATAATAAATATCCTTAATAAGACACAATCAGTTCCCTATGAGATTGATACTGATGTATTGGATGTAGCTTGGGAGATGTATACCGAGGAGAAGACATGTGCTGGTTTACCTAGCACACTTATTGAATACCCTAAGAGACCTGTTCTTCCTTCTGTTCAAGCAGAAAAAACATGGAAAGCTAAATGGCATCTGGCATCAAGTACCAATAAGACTATCCAGTCTAAGAGAATCAATACAGCTAGGTCTCTGATGGTAGCTAGGGAGATGAGAGAAGAAGACCATTTCTATTTTCCTGTATGCATAGATTCCAGGGGAAGGATTTACTATCAAGGAGATTATCTCAACCCTCAAGGAACAGACTTATCTAAAGCACTGCTCAGATTTAAATCAAAAGAAAAAATAAATATTGATGACAAGTTCTGGTACTATGTACATGGTGCTAATGTAATGGGAATCAAAGGTTCATATCAAGACAGATTTGAATGGGTAGAAAAAAATAAAATAAGATTATGTAAGATTGCAAAGAATCCCAAGAAACATCTTAACCTATGGAAGGATGCAGATGAGCCTTTTCAATTTCTTTCTTTTTGTTTTGACTTATCCAGGTATTTAAAAGACCCTGATAACTATGAATCAGGTCTTAGACTATCTCTAGATGCTAGTTCTAGTGGTCTCCAGATACTATCTATGCTCCTAAGAGATGGGAATGGTGCTAGAAGTACTAACGTTGTCTCTAATGGGTCTCTAATGCCCTCTGATTCGTATAGTAGCTGTTTTAGTGTCCTCCTACAGATAATAGAGAAAGACGCTCAGAGTGGCTTAGAACCAGTCTCAGGGCATGCTCAATTTTGGATTGATTTTTTTAAAGGAAAAAAAACAAGAGATTTAGTAAAAAGACCTCTAATGACAACCGTATATTCTCTCTCTAGATGGGGTCTACAGAACTATGTTGAAGACTGGGTACGAGAATATGATTTAAATGTAGATTTAAGAAAATTAAAATATTTAGGAGATAGGGTAAACGAGTCAATTCAATCCTTTGTTTCAGGTGCTACTAATGCTATGGATTGGATAAAGGAAGTAACATCCATCCTGAATAAGAATAATTATGATTTAGAGCTTTTGCTTCCTAATGGATTTTATTTAATTTCTTCTTATCGATACCCTAAATCAAAGCAGGTAAAAACTATTCTTCATGGTACTGCTTACTATACTAGATACAATGTGAAAAGAGAATCTGGAAGATTGATGAAAGGTAAATCTCTAAATGCTGCTGTGCCTAATGTGGTGCATGGCTTGGATGCTGCTATTCTATATGAATTTATGAATGAATACCCAGCATCCCTTCCTGTTTCTTTGGTTCATGATTGTATCAGCTTTAAAGCATCAGAGTCCAATCTGGTGTATGAGCTCATCAGAGAAAGTATTATTAAAATTTTTACTCCTAATCTTCTCCAGGTTTTCAAGGAGCAATTAGAAAAAAAATATAATCTTTCTCTCCCTGATATCCCAGAACTAGGAGACCTAGATATAAATGATATCAGATATTCAGATTATATCTATCACTAAGCTATGAAAATAAAAATTCCTTTTAAAATTTTAGCTAAGCCTAGACCTCGCTTTGGCAAGGGTAGAGCTTATCTTCCTAAGAACTATATGAACCAGAGGAAGGCTATTCAAGCAATAGCCCAAGAGCATGTGGTAACAAAGCTGAAAGGACCAATATCCTTTATAGCTTTATTTGAGACTAAAGGTAAAAGGGTTGCAGACCTCGAACAAATGACAGGTGCAATCAAAGATGCTTTAGAAGGTATTTGCTATTACAATGATGCTCAAATCTGTTACTCTTATTGTACCCACAGAAGGAACTACGAATCAGACGAGGTTGTTATTACCATTTCAGAGCGATTTGGGGCTAAAGAGGAGGATTTTAAAAAAATAAATTATGAATGATAAAAAGAAAACAAGCAATTACATTGAGGTAGTTCATTTCTACAATCAAGAGAAAAAATTCCATCAAGATGCTATCAAAGATATCGATAAGATACTAGAGGAGCTAGATTTAGAGAAAAATTGGGATTCAGATTACCAATGTTATGATGTAGGAGGCATCCCAAACTTAAATGAAAAGCGAAATAAAAGAACCAAAGGTTAGTAAAGCTCTGGTGGAGTATTTAAAAGAGGTTTTACCTCAAGTAGGGTACACTCCTGACAACACTCTTCCAGAAATCATGTATGATTCTGGTAAATTATCTGTTATTAGGTTCCTTGAAGACCTGCATGAAAGGCAGAAAAACCCTCTCAAGGAGAATAACGCCCTTTAGAAGAAAGAACAATCTTCACCAATAATAACAACAGGAGAAAAAAATTATGGCATTCGCAGTACCTTGGCTTATGGGAGCCCAAATCGTTCAAAGTGGATATGAGTCGAAGAGACGACACGACAAAGAAAAAATCCAAAGACGGAGAGCTGAAAGAGCTTCAGCTTTAGCTAAGAGGGAATCTCTAGGAGCGGAAAACGTAAAGGCTCAAGGATTAGAAAAAACAGAAGCCTCTACGTTCCAAACAGACAATCCTTATGAAGCAACAGGTGGCATTCCAATGTCTATCAAGAAGCGACTAAGAATTGGTTCAGGTGCTAACATATAGGAAGCATCATGAGCAAAGAAAGATTTAATAAATTAGAAGCAGAAAGAGAACCTTTCCTTCGTAGAGCTAGAGAATGCGCCAAGTTGACGCTCCCTCTTGTTGTAAGAGCAGAGGATGACTCTGGTGTTACTGATTACGAGGTTCCATATCAATCTGTTGGAGCTAGAGGTGTCACTAATCTCTCCAGTAATTTATTATTATCTCTTTTTCCTAATAATATTCCTTTTTTTAGGCTTCTTGTATCCGATACTGAGTTTGATTCCTTTGGTCCTCAAGGGGAACAAATCAAAAAAGAAGTAGATGCGAGTCTTGCAAAAATTGAAAAGACTGTATTAGAGGAGTTAGAAGATAAAAATCTTAGAACTAGCATCTTCGAAGTATTAAAAAATTTAATTATCTCAGGTAATTCCCTTGTTTATGTACAGCCTGATGGAAATATCCGTAATTATTCTATCGAAGATTATGTTTGTCATCGGGATATTGAAGGGAATCTTACGGATATTATTATATCTGAGCAAATATCTCCTGTTGTGGCTCAATCACTTGATATTGAGCTCCCTTCGGATGTAGAAGAGCTTGGTGTAGAGAAAAATATTAAAATTTTTACATGTGTTCAGCTCCAAGAAGACGGTCAGTACTATGTATGGCAAGAAATCAAAGGGGAAAAAGTAAAAAATACTGACGAATACTACGATAAAAGTAAACTTCCTTGGCTTGCATTACGGCTTACAAAGGTTACAGGGGAATCTTGGGGTCGTAGCTATGTAGAATCAGTTATTGGTGACCTAAAGTCACTAGAAGCTCTCCAAAAGGCTCTGGTAGAAGCTGCTGCTATCTCTGCTAAGACAGTCTTTATGGTAAACCCTGCCTCTACTACCAGAGCTAAATCACTTGCTAAAGCAGAAAATGGAGATGTCATTAACGGTAGAGTTGAAGATGTAGGTATTTTAAGAACAGATAAGGGAAATGACTTGTCTACTGCTTTCAGTGCATCTAATATTATTGAAAAAAGATTATCTTATTCTTTTAATCTGTTGGAGGCTGCAATGCCATCCCAACCTGCTGTAACTGCTACTGAAATTAATGCTATTGTAAATTCTTTAGAGAAGATTCTAGCAGGTACGTATGCTATGCTCAGTTCTGAGTTTATGGCTCCACTAGTAAAACTAATTATTTCTCGTTTAACAACTGAGAACAAGGTTCCAGAGCTACCTGATAAAGTAAAATTAATTATTTCTACTGGTCTCACTGCTTTAGGTCGAAACTCCGATTTAGAGAGGATTATGCAGTTTGCACAGATGGGAGCGCAGATAAGTCCCGAAGCCTTTATGCATCTTGTAGACCAGAAAGCTCTCTTAACCCAACTTGCTACTGCTATCGGTACCCCTGAACTAATGAAATCAGCTGAGCAGATGGCAGCGGAGCAAGAGCAAGCTATGCAAGAACAACTGCTCGTACAAGAGCAGTCAGAAATAGACTTAGCGAATCAAACTGCCGCTGATGTCGCGGGTAAGGTCATCCCCGAGATGATGACCACTCCAAAATAAACTATGACAAATAATAAACATACGATTGATACAAACGGGGGAGTTACCTCCGCATTTACACCAGAACAAATGGAAGAACATGGTATTTCAGAAGAACAAGCTAATAGGATGTCCAAGGTTCCTAGTCCAGAACCACCTCAAACAACTCCACCGCATCCAGCTGGAGGAAAAGGCAAAGAAGAGGGAGAAAAAATCCTCGGAAAGTTCAGCAATCAAGCCGAACTTGAAAAAGCCTACAGAGAATTAGAAAAAAAATTCTCACAACCAAAGGAAACAAATGATAAAACGGTTACTACCGATAAGGAAACTGAAGGAAAGGTATCTGCAGATGAAGACACAACTGATTCTGAGTCTACAGAAACTAATAAAGAAAGTTCAGAAGATTCAGATGAACTTAGAGAAAAGTTTGAAGCGCTCCCTGAAGATGATAATAAATTGGCTGTAGCAAAGGCAATCAAATCTCTTCAAGATGACCCTGCTGAACTAACAGATGAGGTTCTTGAAGCCTTTGAGGGTTTTGGAATCCCCAAAGAACTTGTAAAAGAACATGCAGAGCTCCAGGTTTTCAAACAAGAACAAGAAGTAATCAGTCTAATGGAAGCTGCTGGTGGAAAAGATGGGTATGAGCAGATGACTAAATGGGCTCAAGACTCCCTTACTCCACAAGAAGTAAAAGTATTTGATAACATCGTAGATAATGGGACCGTGGAAGAAGTAAACTTTGCTATTTCTAATCTCAAAGCAAGATATGATGCTAACACCCAGCCTCCTACGTCAAATTTAATCAAAGCAGATGCTATCTCTCAAGCTGAAGCAGGGTATCGCTCCCAAGCTGAAGCTCAACATGATATGGAATCTCCAGAGTACGATAAGAACCCTGCTTATCGTCGTAAAGTAGCTGACAAACTACGCCGCTCTAACTTTTAGAGCACAAAACAAGAGCAAAATTAATAATGCTCTTATGAAGGAAAGGCTTTTTAAGCCCTGTTGCAACCTGTTACGATGGGTTCCTCCTAGGATAACTTTTAAAATTTTCTTTATCACACCATAACTTACGCTCAGTGGTGAGAGCAAATCTAACTTGCGCAAGCAAGAAAAACATAAAAATTCTAGGAGGAATATATTATGGCATGGGAATATAATGACCCAGGTGGAATTGGCTCTGGAGACGACTATACTCTGTTTCTAAAGGTCTACGGTGGCGAAGTAGTAAAGGCTTACAACCTTGCTTCTGACGTTCACAACAAACTTCGTTCCCGCACGATTCAAAGCGGAAAATCAGCAACATTTCCTACTATTAGCACGGAAGAAGCTAAAATCTTTACCCCAGGGCAGGACCTCTTCTCCGATTCTAATGGATATGAGTCTGACATGAGTAACGATGAGA